TCTTGGCAACTACAGATGTTTTGATACCTGTTCTTGATTGTCCGATTGGAGTTGCTGTAACGGCAACTGAAATTGTTCGTATTGGACCCTTTTTCTTGGTACGATAAGTGGTGCTGCTTCTGCTTGTATCAATAGTTGTGCCAACCCAAGAATTTTCCCAAGCTTTCCAGACTGTACCAAGTACACCTGCCTTTTCTGCAATGGTATACATCATATTGAAGTTACCCTCAACATTCTGAATAATATCCGGTCTGCGATCTACCTCGAACCACTCATCAGATGATGGATTGATTTTCACATCACCCAAAAAAGTGAACACGGCAAATGGGTTGATATTCTCAAGTCTTGACGCGTACTTTTGCTCCACTAACTTGACGTGTTCAAGCACCGGCAATGTAATAACATCACCATATAGTTTATAATTTGATGTTGCACGACCTGCATCATCTGTATTCTTTTCGATAAGATTTACATTATCCATTGTAAAGAATGGACGGAGTTCTGCATCCTCTGCATCAACTGAACAGAGATAATCCAATGAAGCGGTATCACCCACGCCATGGCCAGTGAACGCATCAACTATGAACCCATTTTTGAACCTGCTTAGACCGGCAGTATCAGTGATTGCCATGGATTCAGTCTGTTGTTCCAGTAATGATAATGATGTGTAGTATTCCAGGTTGTCAATTCGTTTCTCAAGTTTACCAATATCACGCATTGTATATCGTTTGTTATCAATCTTGTTTACCTCTACACTGCCAACCTCAGTTGAGAAAGTATAGGGTTCAATTGACAGATTATACAATACCATTGATAGTGATGGATCCTCTGGTAGACCAGGGTTCAATGCTGATATACCGGCAACATCTGAGAATACTCCGGCAAAGTTCAATACAATTTTGTCTCTGCGTGCCAGATAATAGGCAAAGTCAGATCTGACATCAATGCCACGTTTTGGCATCATAGTCAACGATTCCCCACCACCGCTGAATAGTACACCGAGATCTGCAATCCTTGGTCTGAAGTCAATACCATCCCGCAATTCCGGTGTGATGTCTTCGTATCTAACATCTGCCGGATATGAATTGACCGTGAAGTAATCACCGGCACCATGTATAAAGTAATCAAATGTAACCTCAACAGGTGCTTCCGGAGCATTGAATGATGGAATTAGATTTAACCGAGCAATATCATAATGTGAGTCACGGTGACCAGTATCCACAGTGAATCGATCACTGATATCAATGGAGTAGGTTGATCCTGGTGACACAAAATCTCCGGACTTCATTTTGATACTGGTGACCTTTATCAGATCTGCCTTGCCAAGTATCAATACCTTGGTAGTTGCCTCGGCAAGTGTGGTGAATGTTTTAGTTGTAGAGGCAAATGTCTTGGATTTTTTGACAAGTATTTTGTTCACTGCCGCCGAGACAGTAAATTCATGACCATCATGACCGCTGAATACTATATCAACACCTGTGCCGAGAGGACTACCTGTCAATGTAATACTCACTGGAAGCACAACATCACCAGTTGTATTATCAACGCAAAGATAGTTATCAGTCTCTGCTGTAGAAGCAAATGTGCCATCTATGGGAGTTAGACTTAGTGTTGCCACAGTTGCAGATTTGATGAATCGTTCAGTCACAGTATATGAAATATCACTGGTATCTTTTATTGCATAATACGGGAATGGGAATACCAATGTAGTATTTTGTGGTTCATATACTGCAGTTTTCGCCAACTTGATTGTTAGACCAGTTGCGGTTGGAGCGGCATCAACGGTCAATGTCTGCTGAGCAGTTATTGTGACTACCCTACGCAATTCCAATCCAAGGTAAATATAATCACCGACAGATAGATCTGTTTGGAATGATGTACCCTGACCAGTGATGGTTGTTGTGACAAATGTATATGTGCCGATAAGTTGAGTGGTCACTGGACTAATGTCGGCAGTGAAACTCAATGGGGCAGATCCACCACTATAGTAAAACGACTTCACATCCCTATTGAAATCATATCCAGCAACCATTGTAGTATCGAATACGAATAGTTTGTATACGGCAGCAACAGAACCAATTGTGCCACTTTCCCATTCTACACCACGCACTCTACAGGTACCAATCTTGGTACCAACAGCAGTACCACGACCTCCGGAATTTGTTATGCGGTCATATAACTCAACAGTCTCGAATGTGTCGAATTTTGGTATGTTGTTTAGGTTATTGACCAATACATAGTTACCAACCGTTGCCGGTATAACACCATTATTCACCGAAACAAAATCCCGTGCCTTATCAATTGCAACATATTCCTTGGCAACCTTTTCAATTTCAAATCCCTGAATGTATGCCTTGCCTGGCTCCAGACCAATGGCAAGTTTAGCAGCATTGGTTTGTTGAGCAAGAAGATCTGGTGCAAAGGAATATGGGACTATAGGTATTGGAGTATAGACACCACGATTGTATGCAGGAGTTTCATTATATTCCCACTTCACTCCAGTACTGCCTGCTCCATCATATGGATATGGCGCACCTGCTCCAAGCACTGGAGCAGTTGTTCCCGATTGTGCAGAAATCTTGGCAACATATGTATGTCCCGAGTTGGTAACAATATCACCAATCAGATATGTTTTTCCTGTCGTCCATTGACCTCTATTGTTATTTCTATACTCACGGACATCAATGGTGAAGTCTGAAACGGTATAGTTACCGGACTCATCATAGGTGCGACGTGCCAAAGTTTTTTCCAGTTCGGCATATGCAGTATTGACGATTTGTTTGTTTACAATACCATCAGTTGTCTGGAGCAATTCGATGAAATTATCATCGGATGTGCTGGTAGGTGATAACTTAGATAAGATTAGATCAATGAAATATCTATGGGCACCTGGTGCGGCATAGTTGAAACTTGTCTGAGCATTATCCAGGAGTGTCTCATCGTCCTCCGGTGTTTTCTTTTGCTCATCAATTGTTAGACCAACTCTATAATTTGGAGAATTTGTATACTTGTCTAGTAAGAGTGTTTGAGCATCACAGAGTACATAGTATCCATTGACGTAATAAACTCCACGTTCAATTGATGCCGATGAACCAGTGCCAGTTGCAGATGAAGAGGATGTAGTTACTGATTTACCAACTGTTGGGATAATTACTTCCGCATTGGCAAAGACCTTTGTTGTACCATTTGTACCGGAGTTTGTGTATCTAACATACAGTGTTGTTGGATCTGTGTCAGTGGCATGTTCAACTTTCAATACTAGAGCAGTCATACCACTTGTTCCACCAGTGATGACTTGACCCTCGAAATCTGCAATATATGTTTCAACTGCTTCAGCATTATAGGTTGGTTGAATCTTTACATAATGATACTCTGTATCCAATGAAATCTGACCAGGAATAACCATGGCACCCTGCTTAAATAGGTGATCGCCATTTTTCTTGATTTGGTTTTGGAGGATAGACTGTAATTGGGTCAGTTCCCGTGCCTGGACAGCGTAACTTGGTCTGAATAGGATCCGATGAAACTTATTGTTTTCATCAAAGTCATCATTGTAGGGTTCAGTATTCCAGTTGATCATTTTGTGCTTTCTCGAGGTAAGTTTATGTAGACTACATTATATTTATTAGAATTTCAATACGGTACGAAGGGAAACGATTTGTTCTGTACTCGGGGAAAATGCCTGCTTATTATCAATAAACAGAAAGTCGCCGGAGTATTTATCTATGGTTGGATCCGTCACTGTTGATACAACAAAAGAAGCAGAATCATTTCTAATAGTTGAGTTTATTATTACGGGGATGTTATCCAATGATTGTACAAGTATGGCACTGCCTGCATCTGAGTGAGATACAATTCTGAATCTTCCTTGGTTTGGTGATCCAAAATTTACATATACTATAGAATCAATTGGATATAGACCTATATTAAGAGTGGTAGTTGAGGAAATAACCAAACAAGCAGAGGCATTGGATGAAGTTAGTGTGTAAGTAGATCCATGCTGCCTAGGATTTTTTAAGATACTAATTTGACGATAATCATTATTTACGATGAATCCCTGATTTTTTTCTATAGATATATTTGAATAGAACATCAAAGTTCTTGCGCATAAGTTATTCAATGCTTCTCTACCAAATCCACCGTACGGTGCAATAATTGTTCTGAGTTTGGCACCTGTCCCCGCTCCTACTATAGTGGCAGTTGCCCAAGTATAACCTGATCCAATGTTGGTAATTTGTATTTTATTTATTGCGCCAGCATTGATACCACGGACGCCACCCATTTCGATCGGTACGATTGCAGTTGCGCCCACTCCATCTCCTGTTATTATAACAGTAGTATTTGTAGGAATTAAAGTATTTTCCACATATCCATATCCACCAGATATTACTGGAATGTTGTGTATTGCTCCATCCACTGCCAATAATTCGATATTAGATTGTAGTGTACTGGCATCACCAAGTGATAATTGAGCAGATAACTCAGCATCACTGCCATCGCCGGAGATTGTTAATATGGCATAGGTATAACCAATACCGCCATCGTCAATTTGCACATCCACTAATCTTCCATCTTGAATGATAGGAATTAGTTGCGCCTCTGATTTTATAATGGAAAATTCTGCAACTGCATTAGATCCAGATACGCCACCTATAGAAACATTTGGTTGTACACTATATCCAGCACCACATTTAAGAGTGCAAATTGCCTTTGCTGCCTCTCCGGCATATGTCAATGTAGCAGTTCCATTTGCAAATGATGGTCTAGCAGTACCAGTTGTAAGAGCATCACCGGCGCCAGATGCAGTAAAAATAATACCAACAGCATTACTTGATGCGCCAATTGCCATAAAATTACTGGTACCGACAGAAAGAATAGTATATTGTTGTCCAATAACAAAATTACCTGCAGCAGTTATAATGCTGACCCCAGTGGGTGGAGTTGATGCATGGGTAGTTCCAGCACTGGTCACTGTGTACAGATTATCAAGATGAAATATTTGTGAGGTCGCAGCCACAGATGTGCTTGCCGCCCATGAAGTTCCTATCTTTATTGTAGGAACTGTAATATAATTCTTGCCATAATTAGTTATGATAATTCTGGTGACTACACCAAATTCCATAATTGCCGTGGCAGTTGCTCCAGTCCCATCGCCAGTGATGGAAACAGTTGGAGGTACCAGTGTAGTATCATATCCAGAACCACCATTAGTCATACTAATATCTCTGATGTTCTGTAGTAATTGAATACTATAAATTTCCTTTCCGGTATATGTCAATCCGATTGGGGTTCCAGTGGTAGTGACAACTGCATCATTTGCCAATGTTAGCAATGTGAAGGTAGTTGTACCATTAGTGGCTGAGATTTTATAGGTTGTCGGATCGGCATATCCAACAATGCTTCCGGTACCACTATTAGTTCCACTGATAGTAATTTGGTTTCCAATTGCAAGAGTGGTGGTGGCACAACTGAACTGTCCATCAGTTCCTGTAATCTGCACTCCGGATAGCGTGCGAACGAAAATGTTTGCCTTTGCATTAGCACCGACATACTTCAATGCTGCTGTACCATTTTCAACTATGTTATATGTATGAGTTGGACCCACGGTATTGAATTTACCGGATATTACAACTTGATATACATTATCTTGGTATGAAATTTTTTGTCCAGAAACTACTACTTGTTCTGAAGTCCATGCAGTGACGTTAGCAAATGGAGGATCAATGCTAATTGTTGGGGTCATATAACCCGCGCCAGGATCAAGTATTTCAATTGAATCTAGATATACTGGATTTAGTTCTAAGTATCCATCTCCTGTTACTGAAATTTCACCATAAGTATAACCCGCCCCTGCCTTGTCAATTCTAGTCGCTTGGATATTACCATTTGTGTAAAATTGAGTTTGGATAGATGATATAACTGGAATATATGCTAATGTTGAAAATTTGTTTCTCAATCCAATTGGTATAGTATACATGAATTTCCAAATGTAACCATCTGGATATGTTATTGCTGAAACGCCTATGTCATCTGGTTTATATGTTGAGAAAGCATTGTTGTTATTATCTATACAAATATATACATTATGATCATCTGTAACTACAAAATATTGACAGTCTTCAATTTTTTGGTTTTTAGATTTTGGTCCCTTTACTATAACTGCCACTGCAGTTGCATCAGTGGCATTTAATACCCCACCAATGATAACTGACGGAACAGTCGTATAACCAATCCCTCTATTTGTAATTTCAATATTTGTGATGGCTCTATCAGTCAAATATGCAGTTGCAGTTGCCCCTGATCCACCACCTTGAATTACTACAACATATTTTAATGGTACTGTACCATTTACTACTGTTCCAGTAGTATGTGATGGTATGACAGTTGAACTAGATGTTCCGCCACTCACGGTAAGATAAAAATTCTCCCCATAGTATAACAGTTGACCACCCACATACAGTGTATTTGCTGTAAATGGGATACTTCCATTTGATCCAATGTATATAACTGGTGGATGGGGATATTCACTGCCGCTTGATTTTAAATTTATACCTTGAATCTCGGTGCTATACTGATCATCATACTGGTCACATTGCATACCAGATTTCCACTCATATCTTGGAACTACAAATGAAACATCTGCAGGAGAAATTTCTTTCACTGTGATCATTTCATTTCTAGTTGCCCGCTCGTATGCAATACTATCCACTGGAATTACAGGAGATAGTTCATCATCCCACTGCAACGTCTTGCCGAGGGTATAGAAATATCGAGCACTACGATTAGTGATCTCTTTATATATACCCTCAGCAATCGAATTGCGAAGAATAGTCTTTATGAGTGTTAAATTTGACATTTATATTAGCTAACTGTAATTGCCCAAGTAATAGAAATTGAATCGCCGATTTCTTTATTGACAACTGGGAAAGTTGTATGGCAAAGCATTGCGCCACCAGATGCAGCATTAAAAATCCCTGCCTCAGTAACAGCACCTGTACCATCGCCCGCAGCAAAGGATGCCACTGCTGTTACTACAACAGAGTCAACTGCAGTGATAGAGGTCAATGCTTCACGGAAAAGACTTGATTCCATTGCTATATCTGTAACATCCGGTGCAGTAACACCGGAACCAATTGCCATATGTGACATAACATCTATAGCAGTGTTAGACATACGTGCTGCAATGTACTTCTTACCAACTGTTACAACTAGATTAGGAACAACTAATTCTTGTTTAACTGCACCGTCTTGTCCAGTTACAACGATAGACAATTCACCCTTCATTTTTAGATTTTCATTCAAGTCCATATTATTCTCCTTAGTTATAAATTAAAAAACTATCTTATTTTCCATATAATCCACGCCGTCATTTGCAAAAGTAGTCATATCCTCCAGGTATGCATTTTTCCATATCTGACCACCACTATCTAATACAGTCTGTGTATCATATTTATATGATAATGCAGACCCATTTAAAAATATATTCGTAGTATCTGATAAGAATATAGCATTGGAAAATGCTTTACCCGTATTAATACTAGATACATCTGATACTGGATCTAAGGTATCAGCAAATGGTTTATTGATATTAAAAATCTGTACATCTGATATAGTTGGTGCATCCAACAATACCTTATTAATATTGTAATTCTGCACATCTGACATAGTATTTAGCGAATCTGCAGCGAACTCTTGACTATTTACATTAATAAATGACGAGATGTATATTACATCGGATAATACCTTGCCAATAACAAAGTGGTCCTTGGCATCAGTAACAACTGGTGTATCTGATAGTGCTTTACCAATGTCGAAGTGATCCTTGGCGTCAGCTATACTTGCTGTGTCGGATAATACCTTGAACCTTAAAATATTAATTAGATCAGTTATACTTGATGTGTCAAATAATACCTTGCCAATAACAAATTGGTCCTTGGCATCAGTAACAACTGGTGCGTCTGATAGTGCCTTGCCAATAACAAAGTGGTCCTTGGCATCAGTAACAACTGGTGCGTCTGATAGTGCCTTGCCAATGTTAAGGAAATTTGCATCAGATACTGGATCCAACGTATCTGATACTTGTTTACCGATATAAAGGGCAGTTGTATCAGATACTGGATCCAACGTATCTGATAGTGCCTTATCAATGGCAAATTGGTCCTTGGCATCAGTAACAATTGGGGTATCTGATAATACCTTATCAATTGCAAATTGGTCCTTGGCATCAGTAACAACTGGGGTATCTGATAATACCTTGCCAACAACAAAGTGGTCCTTGGCATCAGTGATAGGATCCAACGTATCTGATAGTGCCTTGCCAATGTTAAGGAAATTTGCATCAGATACTGGATCTAACGTATCTGATAATGCCTTACCGATATAAAGGGCATCTGCATCAGATACTGGATCTAACGTATCTGATACTTGTCTGCCGATATAAATGAAAGTTGCATCAGTAACAACTGGGGTATCTGATAGTGCCTTATCAATGTCGAAGTGGTCCTTGGCATCAGTAACAACTGGAGCATCTGATAGTGCCTTTCCAATGGCAAAGTGATCCTTTTCGGCGGTAACTGAGAACGATTCATTATCTACTGTTGTTCCATCAAACAAATGGTGAGCGGAGTTCAGTAATTTAACATCGAAGTCTATAAATGGTTTCGGGTGAGTAATGTATATCGGTGGTTCTATAATTGGTGCTTTATCGAGATGAAAATACTCATTATCTGGAACTAGAACAGACTCAAACAATCTCAAAAGACTTACTCTTAACATTGATTCTAATCCAATAAACAAATCAATGTCATTGGTAATAGTATACTCACCAAACATTGCAATACCGGACGGATGAATAAGCGTTTTTACTGCTGCCTTGTATGTATCCAGTCTTTCGTCTAATTGTATTACATATGAAAAAGTCTGATAGAATCTGCTATCCTGAATGTACATAGCATCATCGAGGAAACCATTGTTTGAAGTATAATACCCAGGATACTTTGAAATCGGACCAAGTTTAAATTCTATAATTGCAAGCAACGACAGTTCAATACTTTCTATGGTATTTGAAGAAGAAGTTTGCCGCTTTAACTCACCAACGTAATTATGGGTAAAGAAATCAGTTGATTCAATTGGATCAATATTATAGTCATACTTGCTCATTATAAATGATTCTGTTGTTCCATTTGTAGAATCAGTGAAACTAATATGTTTATGGTTGAGACTGGGCACTGTAACTATGAAATCTGAAATGCTAAGATTTCTTTCCATATCTGTCTTAGAGACTAGATTATATACAAATCCTTCTTCATATAATCTATCCATGCTGTATTGGATAATTTCAGCATTTATAATTGCCCCTTCATTATCAGTTTTTACTACCTTCAATACGGTTCCGGTAGTTCCAATTTCATATAACTCACCAATCTTGAAATTTTTACCGCCTTGTGTGATTTTAAGTTTAGTTATTGTTGGTACGATATGTGAGATAAAAGTTCCATCATACACTACTCGATCGTCAATGGATATATTACCAAACCATTTCCTATCTATGAAAAATTCATAGACTGGGTATCCGTCTATAGTTATACCTACATCTACCTGCTTATGTATCGCAGTAAAGATAGAACCATTGGAGGTGATAATTTCAATTGTCTTGTCTAAAACTGCCTCTGCAGTTCCCAATACAATTTTTACGAATATAGATACTCTTTGTTCCCATCTCCCATCACTGGCACGGAGCATTTGCTGGCCAGGGTATGATATTGTTATTTCCTTATCAAACAGTAACCGGAATAGTAGTCTGTATGATGCCTCAGATCCTTTGGCAAGGTTTAAATCCTTGATATTGGGTAGCACAAACCTTTCATTGGCGAGGACAAATGGTATATTGGATGCATACTCACTCTTGAAATGCTTGATATACTCATCCAGAGTGGTATCGATATCTCTGACTGTCTTCAGGTCAGTGCTATAATCCTGCTGGAGGAATTCATAGTATGCCTGGACGAATGCAACAAATGCCTCATGGTCTTCCCGGACGAATCCGGGGAATTGACTTGAGACAATTGATGCTATATTTACTTTATCGGTCATGAGCGACTTGAGGTGAATATGTAGTTCTGACCGGCACGTAGATTACCATTTGAGGTTGTATCTGGGATGGCAGTTATTGTCATGCGTTCCGGCACAATACGTGCAATCTGGTGAAATGCAGATACCACATCATTTGACTGAGGTTTGATGATCAGATGGAATTCTGTCTCTGCCAGTG